AGCCCTAAAGCTGTTGAAGGTTTTATACACTCAAAAGAAAATGGACAGATTGCGCATTTAACTCATATTTTTTAATACATTTGCGCTGTTTTTGGAAAGATAAATAATTTTTCATTGTATTTGTTAGGGATTTGGGGCTTTTTAGCCCCTTTTCTTTTTTTATTTTTATAGTTATTAACACATATTCTTATCTAGTATTGTTTATAAATATATAATTTATTTAACTTTTTTTTGTTGAAAATGTTGTAAAATTGATTCAGGCTGTATATATTTGCTATCAATCATTTAAAAACACAAAACAATGACAAACGATTTTATTTCAAGTTTGTTCTTCAATCCAAAAGAAGAACTTAAAACAAGACTTCTAAATGCTGATATGGTTGAAGCTACAATCAATCAACTAATCGCTGAACTTAAAGAGCAAGAAATTAGAAACTCTGAACTTATAAAAGTTTACAAGCAAGAAAACGACTTCAATGATCTAGCTATTACAGAGGGTGTGAACAAAGGGCTTCAAATAGCACTTATTCACTTACGTAAATTGAACGCAGATATTTTATGGAAACAAATAAATATGAATATCAATGAAAACGATTAAAAACTTTTTATGGAACAATGCTGGAGCAATATTTTGTTATGCAGTAGCTACATTACTATTTTTAGGAATAGTAGCAATGGATTTATTAGAAATTATTAAAATTACAATGTAATGAAAAAGAAAGTTTTAAATGTAACATCTCAAGGAGATTTTGAAAGCCAATACGGACACTTTTATAAATGGTTGATAGATTTTCAAGACGGATTTCAAGCCGAGTATTTAAGCAAGACAGAAACGCAAAACAAATTTATTCAAGGTCAAGATGTTGATGTTGAAATATCAACAAGAGAATACAATGGAAAAACAATAAATAAAGTAAAGCCCGTGTCTAATTTTCAAGGTCAACAAAGACAATTAAATCAAAGTAGTAACCGAGATGAGTTAATTGTAAAACAAAATGCTCTTTCCAACGCTTGTAATGTTATTGGTGAGGCGGATGTTGCCAAGATATTGGAAGTGGCTGAGTTGTTCTCTAATTGGGTTTTAAAAGGTGAAAAGCCAACCTCAACAACAAAAAATGATTTACCTTTTTAATAATTCTAATAATGATACAATATAAATTTGACACATATTCAACCTATGAAGGTGTTGATTTTCAATATACAATTTGGGAATGTGACGGTGATTTTGAAACTCCAGCTTATTACGCTGTTGAAATTGATAAAATAATATATAAAGATACTGACGTTACAGACTTGCTTTTTACTCTTGCTGATGAGTATGTTGCAAACATTAGAGAAAAAATTGAAGAAAAGGAAATATAATATGATAAAAAAAGAAGTTAATAAAATAAAATATATTGCAGAAGAAATTATTGACATTCCTTTTGGATCAATAGACAGCAAAAAAAGACATAGAAATATTTCACTTGCAAGACAAGTTGTCGGGGCTTTTATTGTGTGTGAGTTAGGAATTGACATTGCCAAAGCTAGCGAATTAATGAATAGAGATAGAACAAGCTTTTATTTTTATAAAAGAAAGCATCAAGAATATATGTCAGATTGCAGAATTTATCCAGAATATAATCAATTGTTTGATCTTGTTCACAAAAGATATATGAATGACGATGAAAGTATTTTCAAAAGCAAAGATACGATTTCGTGGTTCGAGCAATTAGACAAAATTAAACAAGAACAGAAGGCAATAGATAGAAAAATGCTGGCACTAGAAAGAGAAAGTAAATTATTGGGATTGTGAAAAAGATTTTAGTCAAAAAAAGTAGCAATTTTACCACAATCAATAATGAGTTCATATTTAATAAGGATATGAGCTTGAAAGCAAAAGGATTATTGTGTCATTTGTTAGCACTTCCAGAAACTTGGGATTTGTATATAGAAGAAGTTGAAAAATGGCATAAAGACAAAAAAGATTCAATTTATAGTGGCTTTAAAGAATTAATGAGTCTTGGATATGTGCAAAGAATACAAAAAAGAGAATCTGGAAAGTTTAAGGGTTTCGATTATATAGTCTTTGAAAAACCGAAAATGGATTTGTCGGAAATGGTTTTGTCGGAAACGGAATATCCGCAACTATTAAATACTAATAATAAATTAAATACTGATATAATTAAAAAAAAGGTTTTTGATTTTGAAGAATTAGAAGAATTAAATGTTGAGGTATGGAAAAAATGGAGAGCTTATAGAAAAGAAACATTCCGTTTGACCTACAAACCAATTGGAGAAAAAGCTGCGATTGGAAAGCTGATGCGGCTATCTCAAGGATGCCACGAAGTCCAAGAGCAAATTATAAATCAAAGCATTGAAAATGGTTGGAAAGGTATTTTTGACCTAAAAGAACAAAAACAATCAAAAACAAAGAGCGCACTTGATAACTGGCAAAAAGCTCGTAATATTATAAACAATGCTTAATATTACCAACGAAAATAATATGGCTCTTATGAGTCGTTATTTAGACAACCATTTTGAATTAGCTATTGTTGACCCTCCATATAGAGAAAGTAAATATAATGATATGAATCAATGGAATAGAAAATACATAAAGAATGGTAGGTTAAAAGATTGGAACAACAAACCTAATCAACAATATTTTGATGAATTAATGAGGGTTAGTAAAAATCAGATCATTTGGGGTGCAAATAATTTTAATTTTGACTTTAAAGGATTTATTGTTTGGGATAAAAATATTGCTTTTGATATGAAATTTTCAATGTGTGAAATTGCAAGTGTTAGCGACCAACTATCAACTATTTCAAAAATGATTAAGATTAGGTGTCAAAATGCAGATAAAGTTAGAATACACCCAACTCAAAAACCTGTGGCTCTTTATGAGTGGATTCTGACGAACTATGCAAAGGAAGGAGATAAGATACTGGACACGCATTTGGGCAGTGGATCAATCGCTATTGCTTGTCACAATTTAGGTTTTGAACTTACAGCTTGCGAACTTGATAAAGATTATTTTGATGCAGCTATGAAACGAATAAACAATCACAAAAAACAAATAAGATTATTTTAATGGTTAAAAAACAACAAATTTGGTATCGCTGGAAGAATGAACTACCTAAACTCAAAGAAGAAGCAGTTGACATACTTTCTAGAACTTACTTAGAAATAGGACAAAAGCCAAGTGTTGAGGACATTGTTACAATGGCAAACATTCTAGTTGATGATTTAGCCAATAACACTCAATTCAGCACAATGACAATGGAGGATGTGTCAAGGGGTTTTAGAGAGGGTGTGAGAGCTGGAGATGAAGCAAGTGTCTTTTTAAATGTTAGAACTTGGAATATATGGTTACGTAAAGAAAAACAAAAGGTTGCAAAAAAAGTTATTGAATTTCATAAACAACAGGAACTTGAAATAATTGAAAACGCTCGTTTATTGGGCGCAACTATTAACAAAGCAAAATTAATAAAATGAAAAAAGGACAATTGAAACTGGAAACAGTTAGAATTTTAGAAGCAGTATGTAAATACATTATTGACAGCAAAAATGATTACGACAGCCAAGACTTGAAAGCATTATTTTCAGAAGCGCTTGCTTATTACGATCTCTATTTACTGAAAAAAAATAATAAAAAGTTGGAAGCTGAAAAACTTGAATCAATGCTTGTGCCAAAATGGGAGGAAGGTTTGAGGGCGGAGATAAGACAATATTTAGATGAAGTATGAAAGCCAAAGAGAAAGTAAAAATATTACTCAATAAATATCCACACTTCAAAGACTCTGACAATAAACTTATTGCAGCTTATTGGTTTGAAGAATTAAAAAGAAAAGGATTGAATCCAGATAAAATAAATGTTTTGGATTTCCTTCATTTATTCGCTGATTCTAAAATTACAAATCCAGAAACAATAAGAAGGTCAAGAGCAAAATTACAAGAAGAAGATTCATCTTTGAGAGGTAAAAACTACTCATTAAGAAAAGGAGCTATCCAAGACAAATGGAGAAAAGATTTAGGATATGACAATTACAAATGAAGATAATATGCAACTAATGTCAAGGTATGAAGACAATTACTTTGATTTAGCTATTGTAGATCCTCCATATAAAAATGATACTAGCGGCTTAAAGGTTGGTTACAATAAAATACAAAATAGATGTAACTTTAGTTATGAACATTTTAAACCCCCAAAGCAAGAATTTTTTGCAGAACTTTTTAGAGTGTCAAAAAATCAAATTATTTGGGGTTTTAACTACTTCCTCAATCTGCTGCATAATACTGATTATGTGATTGTATGGAATAAATATCAAAAGGCACACTTTAATGAATGTGAAGTTGCTTGGTGTTCTATTAAAAAATCTAGAGTATTTGAAAGGAACTTTGAAAAAGATAGGTACAATAAAATACATCCAACACAAAAACCAGTAAAACTATATGAATGGCTCTTGATGAATTACGCAAAGAAAGGACATAAGATACTTGACACGCATTTAGGCAGTGGATCAATCGCTATTGCTTGTCACAATCTTGGTTTTGACTTAACAGCTTGTGAGCTAGACAAAGAGTATTACAACGCAGCTATGCAAAGAATAAATAATCACAAAGCACAAAAAAGACTTTTCTAATGGCTAAAACAACAACAGCCAAACTCAAGGCAAAGCTAGACAAGCTCTTTAGCGAATACATAAGGAAAAGAGATAGCGACCACAGAGGTATTTGTAAATGTATTTCTTGTGGCAAAGAAGCCCCAGCTTTTGGGGGATCAATACACGCTGGACACTTTATGAGCAGAAGGCATTTAGCAACTAGGTGGGATGAAAAAAATGTGAACGGACAGTGTGCGGGCTGCAATACTTTTCGAGGTGGTGAACAGTATAGACAATCAATTGGAATAGATAAAAAATGGGGAAAGGGAACATCAGCAGAGTTAGAACAAAGGGCGCATATTGTAGTAAAATTATCAAGAGAAGAGTATCAAGAAGCAATCGCAAACATTAAGCAAAAGATTAGTGAACTCAATTAACATTGAGGTGTTAATATTTTTTAACATCAAAGATTGGATTCTCGAATCAATATTTTATATTAGCAACAATGACAAAGATTAGTACAATATTTGAAGGAGGCATTGCAAAGGTTGCAACACTTGCAGACGGATCATTATCTCTTACGATACACACGCAAGAGCTTCCAGAGGAAACAATGGTGCGACTATTTAATTTAAGAAAAAAACCAGGAATGGTCTTAATTAGTTCAGACGGTATAAACAAAAAAGAAGTTGAAGAAGTAGAAAAGTTTACAAGTGATTTTGAAGTTGGAAGTAAAACTCCAAGTCAAAGATTACGAGCTGTACTTTACAGAGTTTGGGAACAAACAGAGCAGACTTACGACTTTCCTATTTGGTATGAATCACAGCTTGAAAGAATTATAAATAAATACAAAGCTACGCTCGATGCCTAGAAGAACGCTATCTCAACTGATTTGGAAACGCACGAAAAACGGAGCTGAGTTGAGATTGCCTAAAATTATAAATACTGATGTTGGCTTTCAATTAATGTTTGGAGAATCAGAAAGCCACAATGAACAAACACAAAAGGAAACAACCAACGCTGAAAATTATTATTGTAAAACTTATATAAATGTGGAACATTTTAAGACATTTGTTTAGAATAACAATCGGAGTTATCATTCTTTTTCTTATGCTTCCAATAGTTGTTGTTTGGTTTAGTTTTTTATTCCTTAAATTTGTAATCGAATATGAGACTCAAGGCAGTATTAGAAGTTAGTATAATTATACAAGAGAATGAAAGTATTGAAGAAGCCAACGGAAGAGCTATTGAAAAGCTTATAGAGGTCGTAGATGAATGGATAAATGAAAAAGACGGATTGACACCGTATATTAAAATTGAGTACGATGTTGACTTTGATTATATAAAAGATATAAAAATATTGAACTGATGCCAAAGTTACCAAAAGGAAAACCCAAAAGCTGGATTGCTAGTAGTAAAAAGAAAACACGATTTACAGAAAAGCACGTTTCAGAAAACTCTAGCTTTTACCAAAGTAGTGCTTGGCGCAAAGTGAGAAAAGCATATTTCTCAATGAATCCGATTTGCAAATGGTGTGAAGAGGAAGGGAGAGTGACAGAAGGAAAGATTGTCGATCATATTATTGAAATCAAAGACGGTGGCGAAAGATTAAGCTTTGATAACCTACAAACGCTTTGTCAAGTACACCACAATCAAAAAACAGCTTGGGCTAAAATGAAAAGAAGAAATGAGCAAAAGTAAATATTATTACGATTATACAAGAAACACGGACACTCCTATAATAGATGATAGAGTTCCTTACTATTACAAAGGGAGACAGGGATATGAAGCACGCAAGGTTTGTGACAACTTCGATTTACCTTATCACTTAGCAACCGCGACAACTTATATTATAAGAAGCTACCATAAACATAAAACTCCAATCGATTGCCTAAAGAAAGCAATCGCTCACCTAGAGTTTGAAATAGAAAAATATGAGCAAGACAATCAATAGAATAGTTTGGGAAATTTTTATTGAAAAAACAATGGGACAAGAGAAATCAAATGTCTACACTGAAAGACTAAAAGAATATTCAGAAGATATGTGCTACATTGTTTACACTAATATACTATATAGACTAGACAGGGGCGAAAACATAAACGATATTAACTTTGAGGATGTGTTACCAAAAGAAATGACGCAGACAAACAACCAGGGGGGGTCAAAAGTATAACGCATAACAGCGACCAAC